ATGGAAGCAATGCAACCAGAGTTTGAGGATGAAACTCCAATCAATCCTTTTGACTTCTGGCAAGGTGCTAACTTCAAATTGAAGATTGTTAAGAAGGATGGTTACTGGAACTATGACAAGTCAGAGTTCGATAAAGTATCTCCTCTATTGGAAGATGATGATGCTTTAGAAGCATTATGGAAGAAGCAGTATTCTCTTGCTGCTGTGACCGCATCAGACCAATTTAAGTCATATGATGATCTTAAGAAGCGTCTTGATTATGTCTTAGGGCATAAAAAATCTACTCGTCGTTTAGATGAAGAGGTATTTGATGAAGATAGTTCTCGTGGACAAGTTTCTGCTGATTATCCCTCATCAAAACCAGACTTTGCTAGTCGTAGAGCAGAGCAAACAGTAACTTCTGCTGTTGGTTCATCCAGTGAGGATGAAGATGATGCATTGAAGTATTTTCAAAAATTAGCTGAGGAGTGATTATTAATATAATCTAATATTTTCTCCGACTTTAAGGGTTTTATCCAAGTATTGGGTAGAACCCTTTTTATATGTCATCATTTCTCTCATATCATCTTTAATTACATTTAGATATGCTGCTTTAAGTAGAAATATATTTCTTTTTTCATTTTCTATTTTTTCTTCATATTCATAATTTGTTACTGATACAACTATATCTGAAGATAATTTTGTAATTTCTCCTCTAGCATACCAGTCATAATAGGTAACAGAATAAGTTGACTCTACTTGTAATCCTTCGGGGACTATAATAGTTCCTACTGTATTTTTTACCTCTGTTGTTTCATAATGATGTATTTCGTTGAGTTTTTCATAAGTTTCGTATTTTTCCAATAGATATCTATCAAAATCTCTTTGAGGCATTGGCCATTCGCTTTGTATATTAATAATATTATTAGAAAGAAGCACTATCCAATCTAATGTAGGATCATCATAGACTTTATCCGCAACATTATCTGGTCTATCATCTCCTTTAATTTTATATTTAGTGAATACTGTTAGATCTTGAAAAATGTCATCTGCTAATTTTCCTTTTTTAAAAAGATTTTTAACAGTAATATAATCTGATATTTTAGCATCAGGAAGTCTACTAACATATTCAAAATCTGGAACTTGTTTGAAATAATTTGACATTTTAGTATCCTATATTTTTGAAGGCTGTTACTGCACTAGATTGTCCATCACTTGTTTCATAGTCATCATTGAATATTGGTTCAATTTCTGTAAATTGCATAGTCATTTCATATGCTGTCATGACCCCATCTTCATATGTTGTATATGAACCATCGGGAGTATAGTTAATTGATAAATTCATGAGAGCACATTCTTTAAAAAGATTTAAAAATGGATGAGCTTCGTTATTTTGATTTTTATAAATGTATTTTAGTCTATATGTGTGTGGAGTTTTGAGAAAAAGTTGTGATTTAGATCTTATTGGAGCCATTGATTGTTTAAAAAATCTAATAATACCAATAACTTGCTCTGCTTCTTTTTTACTTCTAGGAGATAATTTGAATTTAAAATTGAATGGTCTTAATTGAGGTTTTTTAAATAATAATTCCATATTAGGATTCATTATATTTCCTGTAGCTCTGGTTAGTAATGCTTGACCTGTTGATCCCGTAGCAGCACTTACAACTGCTGATGATAATGCTTCTTTTACAGCAGATTTGTTTCTTCTAACTCCTTCAGCAGTTTTTCCTATTTCCCCTGCTAAGTCAGTTCCTGTAAGAAATTCTAATCCTATATTGGCAAGTGCTGCATCTAAAGCAGTCATACTATCTTCACCCCAATCTACAGCATTGGTATCATTTATATCTCCTGGAATAGGAAGAGTTACGGTTCCTCTGGGTGCTCTATTCTCTAAGGGACCTCTTTTTTCATTATCAAAAAAATTAAGATTTCCTGCATCTGCTTTAAAACCCTTAGGAACATATTCTAAAGCAGTAAATTGAATTACATCTTGCTCTTCAGCGTTTAATGTTGTAGGATATTTCCAAGTTCCAAAACTTTTTCTTGTACCTGTTGCTCCCTCCTTTGCTTGTTCTTGTTCATCCTTAAGGGAAGTTTGAATTCCTTCTACAATTTCTGATGATAATAACTCATTGTTGCCTGTAACCTTATTTGCGGTTTTTCTTGCTTCATTAACATCAACTCCTTTGTCTATAAGGTCTTGTTCAACAACTTGAGCTCCTTGTTTTCTTAGTAGTTTTTTTCCTTCTGTTGTATTAAAAAATTCTAGTTCTTTCTGCGTTATACAATTATTTTCTCCAGGAAATGAACAAACATCTATATCCCCACCTGCTCTATCAGTTAAGTTTCCTGATTTTATATCCATTTCACCCATCAATCTATCAGCACCAAATGCTTCATTATACATACGCATTTTAGTTCCATCTTCACTTACAAGAACAAAGAATTTTTCGTTTGATTTTGGAACGGCTAAAAATCTATTTTTCTGATCATCATTACCATAGTAGCCTGCCTTACTGGTCATTAGAACTATATTTTTAGTTATTTAGTAGGAATTTTGCGTAAGGTATAGCAAGTAAGTCATCTAATTCATTATATTGAACAATATAGAGTTGTCCTGCTAGTTCTTCCCATGTATAATTCCTATATTTCTGCCAATGAAAGTTAAGACCACGGAATCCCCATGATTGTAGGTCTGTACAAGCAATTAGAGGGTGTTGATCGTATGTTATGTCAGGAGTCTTTGCATTATATACAAAGGTATAGAACTTTCCTACCTCAGGTATAGGTTCCACAGTTTCTTTAAGAACTTCCATAATTTCCAGCATCATCTCCTCAGGATCATTAGTTTGATTGTTAAGGTCACTGAGATATTGTCTGATACGATTATCTTCTTGTTGTTGTTCTATCCCATCATTAAAATCGAATGAGTCTGTCATTAGTTGATACCTAGTTCTCTTTCTGTGATGATCTTGAATTCTATTCTCTTATCTTTACACCATTCATTTGCTGCTTTCCATTTTGCTTGATTCATGGCATAGGTTTTACACTCATATAGGTATGATGGTGATACTTTTTTTCTGGGTTTAGGTGGTCTGGTCTGTTTTGCGGGTTTAACTTCAATTACATAAGTTTTAACTGTCCCTGTATTTTCTTTTACTTTTATAATAAAGTCTGGATAGTAACGACGGGTCTTACCATCAGGAGCAGGGTAAGGTATAAAAAATTCTTCACTTCCCCATTCTACAATATTTTCATTGAGATCGCACCAACTACAAAATTTATTTTCCCAACTACTACGACAGATAATATTATTAACATTACCTTTATATTTCTTGGGATGGGATGGTTTAAAAATACTTTTCTTACTTTCAGCCATATATAATATATAAGGTCAAAAAGTATTTATAAATGGCAACTAAAACTTCTATTGCTCAGATTAAATCCACTCTACTTAAACCTTCTTTAACATCTTTTTTTGAAGTAACAATAGGAATTCCTAATGGATTAAGAAGTTGGTTGGGAACGCCACGGCAAGAGAATTTAAATTTACTGTGTTCAGAAGTAGATCTTCCAGGATCTTCAGTAGCCACAACTGAGATGACAAATGATTTTACTGGTGTTACTGAAAGACATGCTTATAGGAGAATATTTGAAGAATCTACTAATTTTACTTTTTATGTAGATGCTGGACAATATACTTCAATTAGATTTTTTGAGAGGTGGTTAGAATATATTACGAACGGAGTTGATGATGGAAATGCAGGAGATGATTTAACATCACAGAATTATTCTTATAGGATGAGATATCCCGATGGAAATGATGGATATACTGCTAGTGGATTGACAGTTAAAAAGTTTGAAAGAGATATGGGTGAAATGTATCAAGGTATAGAGTATGATTTTATAAAAAGTTTTCCTTTAGCAATAACTTCTATGCCCGTTTCTTATGGGGGATCTGATTTGTTAAAGTGTACGGTTTCGATGACGTATATTAGATATATTTTTAAACATGAAGGTCAATATAAGTGGCCCTCATTAGCAGAGTCAAGTAGCACTGTGAATGGTGGTACTATTTTTGATCGTACTGGTCAGTCTCGATTTAATATTGGAGGACTGGCAGGTCTTGCTGCTCAATTTACTGGTGCTGATGCTACCTTGGGTATGAATGATCAACTACGTTCAATCCAATCAGGATTGGCGTGATAAATAAAGTACATTGAATTGTATTAGGACATTATGCCTTTACCAAAAATTGCGACTCCTACTTACGAATTGGAGTTGCCCTCAACAGGTGAGACTGTTAGTTATAGACCTTTTTTAGTTAAAGAGGAGAAACTCTTAGTGCTTGCATTGGAAAGTGAAGATACTAAGCAGATTACAACAGCAATTAAAACTGTTCTTAAAAGTTGTGTTCAGACAAAGGGAATAAAAGTAGAAAAACTTCCTACTTTTGATATTGAATATCTTTTTCTTAATATTCGGGGTAAGTCTGTAGGGGAAGAAATAGAAGTTAATATAACTTGTCCTGATGATGAAAAGACACAGGTTCCCATCACTATTGATCTAGATGAGATAAAAATTCAAAGGAATGAAGAACATGATAAACAAGTTAAATTGGATGATAACTTGATGATGGAGTTGAAGTATCCTTCTCTAGATGAATTTATTAAGAATAACTTTGATTTTAAAGAAGAAAATCAGATGGAACAATCTTTTGAGTTGATTGGTACTTGTATAGACAAGATTTATAATGAAGATGAGGTATGGGCAACTGCTGATTGTACCAAGAAAGAGGTAAAAGAATTTCTTGAGTCAATGAATTCTTCTCAGTTTAAAGATATTGAGAAGTTCTTTGAGACAATGCCTAAATTATCTCACACTATTAAGGTTACTAATCCTAAAACAAAAGTTGAAAGTGAAGTGGTACTGGAGGGCTTAGCGTCTTTTTTCGGATAGCACTGGCATATATGAACTTGGAAACTTATTTTCGAGTAAATTTTGCCTTGATGCAGTACCATAAATATAGCTTAACAGAGATTGAAAATATGATGCCTTGGGAACGAGACATCTATGTGGGTCTTCTTCGACAGCATCTTGAAGAGGAAGAACAAAAACAAAAGCAAAACCAATCCAAGTATGGCTAAATCCCGCCAACAATTAATAAATGCATCTTCCTTTTTGAGTGATCAAAAGGAAAAAATTGGTGGGCTTAATGTTAAGAGGTCAACTATAACTGCCGATTCATTTAAGAAAGGAAGCAGTCAAGAGTCTGTAGATAATATAGAGAATAGAGTTGCTGAGAATGAAAAGAAGATTACTTTATTGAAGAACATCATCAAACTTCGCAAAGAAAATGTAGATAAACAATTAAAATCAGTAGATACTCCACAGCAGATGGGAAGTCCTTTATTGGAATCCCTTCAGTCCATTGCTTCTACTGTTGATTCGATTAGAGATACTTTAATTCAACAGCAAGATAATGATAAGAGTGTTGCTGAAAGTATGCGAAGGGAGAAGGAAGAGGATGAACGTAAAGGTCAAGAGAAGGGATTAGAAAGTAGTAAACCAAATATTCTACAAAAAGTAGGTGATACTGTAATGAAACCTGTGATGGGTTTGTTTGGTAGGATATTTAATTTCTTAAAGACTCTTTTCTTAGGAAAAATATTGATGAATTTTATAGATTGGTTTAGTAATCCAGCCAATCAAGGTAAGATACAAACTTTAGTTAGATTTGTAAAGGACTGGTGGCCTGCTCTAACTGCTGCAGTATTACTATTTGGAACAGGGTTTGGTGGATTAGTTGCAGGATTAATTGGTACGATTACTTTCTTTATTGGTGCAATGGGTAAAGCTATTGTGGCTTTAAAGTCTGCTAAATTTATGTCAATGATTCCTGGTGGTGGAAAAATAGGTGCGATTGCTAAAGTTGCTGCTCCTCTAGCACTTGCTGGTGGAGTTGGATATGGTATAGGTAGAATGCAAGGTGGTGATGATCAGCAAGAACCACTTCAAATGAATAAGGGTGGAACAGTTCCTGGATCTGGTAATAAGGATACAGTCCCTGCCATGCTAACTCCTGGTGAGTTTGTTATGAGTAAGGGAGCAGTTCAGGAATATGGTGTGGATCATCTTGAGGGAATGAATGCTGCTGCTGGTGGAACAAATATTCCTACACTTAAAAAGGTTGAGGTTCCTCACTATGAGGGTGGTGGTCCAGTTATGGGTTATGGGATGGGTGAGATAATGCCAGATCAATTTGTTTTTAATAAGCAAGAATTTCAATCTACTTACAAAACAAAAGGTGGGGAGGTAATAGAAGATACAAGTACTTTCACTGATATTGGTGGTGCTATTGGGATGCCTGATTTGATAGAAAATCAAACTCAACTTGTTGAATCTCTACGTAATGTTCCTGGATATGAAAATATTAATTTTATGGATGTTGTACAGTATCCTGATGGTAGAGGAAGACTTGTGGGTATGCCAGAAGAAACACTTTACCCTATTCTTAATGCTAGTGATGCAGCAAAGGCTACAAATGCTAAGATTGAAGCAGGAAATCAAAAATTTATGGAAGATAATGATTTAATAAACCCTGATGGAAGTGTGAAGGGTTATAGTTATTTTGGTGGAAAATTAAAAGTTGATGGAGAAGAAGACAGAGATGCAGTTCTTGCAGATGGTGCTATCCGAGAATTTAATGGTGGTGGTCTTGTCCCTCACTTTATGGGTGGTGGCATAGTTAATAATGCTGCGACTCAGAGCATGGGAATGGAAGGCGGTGTGTTTAATAATATGTTTAATAATACATTAGGATATCAGGGTGGTGGAGAGGTTTCTGAAATGCCTCCAAAAAAAGGATTCGAGGGTTGGGAGACATATGATACCTCAGGAATGAAGGGAGTTGTTGTGCGAGAACCATCTGCAGATAAGACTGGTCTTAAGAAATTTACTTTAGCTGATGGATCAGTTCAATATGAATCAATACCATCATTATCTCAACAGGTTAGAAGTAGATCACGAGATAGATCCACAAAGAAAAAAGGTGGTGGATTATTTGGTGGACTTAAACGTGTTGTTGGTGGTACTGCTGATCAACTTACAGGTAATCTATTTGACTTTGATAAAAAAAGTGGTGGTGGATTGGTAAGGAAAACTGCTGGTGCTGTTGGTGGATTGTTTGGTGGTGGTAAAAAAGAAGGTGGTGCTAAGGGTAGTAGTGGTATTTTAGGACCAATCAGCAGCAACGTTGATGGGATGGTTAATAGAGATAAGTATGAGGTACAACCAAAATCTAAAGAGAAAAAGAATACGGTAATTGCATATGAGCAAGCGGTTAATGAACAGCAACAACAAAATCAAGAAGCAACATCAGATGGTAATGAAATTCCTAATTTTACTATAAGACCTTCATTTATGATAGATGAAGCTAAAGTGGATGTTCTGGGGATAATGGTATAAGATGGTATTAGGAGCAATAGCAAGAGGATTAGCAGGAAGGGCAGCTCGTGGTAGTGGTTCTAGAATGGCGGGTCGTGTATTTAAAAGAGAAGTACCTGCTTCTGAACAGACCGTGGATGTAAAAGCAACTCCTGTTGTTCAACCTAGTACTCCTTTAATTTCCTCTTCTTCTACATTCAATGCAAAAGATATTAGTAAAGCAAGTCCTTCTATAGGAACAGAAACTTTAGAAGGAACAGCATTTAGAATTAAGACAAGTCTTG